GTGAATCTCGACGCTCGTCCAGCCGGTATGAATTTGGCCGGCCACGCGCAGGGAGACGATGTCGTCGCTCATGCCGTGACCCCGATCATGGTCAGGCGGCCCGCCGGCACGAAGCCGGGATGGGCCACGTCGTTGCGCGCCACCAGGTCGGCGGCGCGGCTGGGATCGTCGTAATAGCGGGCGGCCAGCACCAGGGCGGGTTGGACCGTGGTGGTCAGGACGGTCTTCAAACTTGGCAGCGCGGCGGCGCGACGATCCATGTCCTCGACCAGCGTCGCCCGCAGCGCGCGCAGACTGGCGGTCAGATCGTGATCCTGGCTGGCCAGCATCTCGGCGTCGAGGCGTCCGGCCAGGCCGTCGCGCGTGGCGGCGGCCTCGGCGGTGGTCGTATAGCTGGCATCGCGGTCGGTGGCGGCGCGCACAGCCTCGATCACCGCCACCTGGCGCACCAGTCCCGCTAGCGCCTGCCGGTTGGATGCCTGGGCCGTGCCGAGGGCCGTGTCCGGCGCGGGGACGGCGTCAAAGGACACCACGCCGCCAGTGCCGGCGGCCGAGGGCATGGCGTCGGCCAAGGCCAGAAAGGGCGTGCCGGCCAGAGCGGAGACGGCCGAGCCGTCGGCGACTGTGCGCGAGGCGGACAAGCCCGGCAGACCAAAACCGCCAACCACGCCGCCGCCGGTGCCCGTGGTGCCGCGAAAGCCCTGGACCACTCCGGTCATGACCGCAGCCAGGGCCGCCGGGGACGAAGCCGTGGTGGACAGGGTGGCGCTGGCCACCGCGATCTGCGACGCCACCGACAGGGCCGGCACCGAATCCGTCGGTACGGCGCCGGTGGATGAGGAGGCGAAAAGCGCGCCCAGGATTCCCAGATCGAGCATGTCGGAGAGCGATGAGAAGGCGCTGAGGATCTGCTGGGAGTCGCCGATCGCCGCGTTGACCAAGCTGGTGGCATCGGCCAGGAGCGACGCCGGCAGCGACTTGATGTCGTTGATCAGGCCGACGATGCCCGCCGTGGCGCCGTTGAGCACATTCAGCACCTGACTCAACAGGCCGGGCTGGTCCGAGCCCAGATCGAAGGTTCGACCGAAAGCGTCCTGGGCCGTCGCCGTCGCGGCATCGGCCGCAGTCTCAACCCGCTTGCTCGTGTCGGCCGTGACCGTCAGGGCGGCGATGTCGCCGGCCTCGGTGAAGGTCATGCTGAACTTGGCGGACCCGCCGGCCACGCCGAGGTCCTCGGTCATGCTGGCCGGACTGCTGAGGATCACGTCCATCTCGCCGAGGGTCGGATGCACGAGCCGCCCCGCGCCCTTGGACTCGAGCGCGGCGATCAGACGGTCGCGTTGGCTCAGATAATCGACGCCAAGGACGATGGCCTCGACCTGGTACTGCCGCGCCTTGCGGCCCAAATCCTCGCCATAGGGCTTGTCGCGCTGCGGATACTCATGCACGACGTTGCGGCGGCCGATTTGCGTGGTCAGCGGCAGCGTCTTGAACGGCACGCCCCGGAAGCTGCCCGGCAGAAGGTTGTCGCGCCAGGTCGTCATGATGCGCCCGCCATCACCGGTCCCATGCCGAGCGCCATGGTCAGGCCCGGCGTCGCGCTCTCGACCGTCGCCTTGGTTCCGGCCGGCGCTCCTTCGAGGCGTACCGTGATGGTGCCGGCGACTTCGGACTTGGCCGGGGTGCCAGCGAAGGCGGAGGGCGGCGACGCCGGCGCGGCGGCCATGGCCGAGGCCGGGGCGGCGGGTCCGCTGCTGCTGCGCGCCATGCCCTCGGCGGCCGCGCCGCGCCGGGCGGCCTCGCCCTCGCGGTCGGCGGGCCGCTCGTACAGCTTGGAGACCACCGCGCCGGCCTGGGCGGCGCTGGTGGCGTTGGCCAGGGCCTTGCCGGCGCGGCTTTCCGCCCCAGCCGTCAGTTCGTGGTGGACGAAGGCCAGTTGCTCGTCGAGCGAGGATTGGCGGATGTCATGGCCGGAGAACTGGGCGAAAGCGGCCTGACGGTCGGGATGCCACTGAGCGACGCCGAAGGCCTTGCCGCCGTCGCCGACCGCGCCGGGCTTGAAACCGCTTTCCCGCCCCAGATTGGCGGCCAAGCCGGCGGCCTGTTCATGGCTCCACCCCTTGCCCTCGAAAAAGGACATGACGTGCTGGCTGGTGCCGCTGGCCGCGTCGAGGGCGCTGCCGACGCCATTCTTGATGCCGCTGACCGCGCCGCCGACACCGCTCTTAACGCCTTCCCAGGCGGCGCCGCCCGTCGATTTAACCCCTTCCCAGGCGTTGGCGCCGGTCGATTTCACGCCGTCCCAGGCAGCCCCGACAGCGCCGCCGACATCCAGGCCGAGCAGTTTGCGCACCGCGTCGGGCAGCATGTCGACCGCCCCCTGAATGCCCTGGATCAGACTGCCGATCATCTTGCGGCCGGCCTCGGCCAGATCAAAGCCGAGCAGCCATTTGATCAGGCCGTTCATGGCGTCGCCCAGCAAGGATACCGGATTGAACTCGCTCAACAGCTTGACCACGCCCTCGACCCAGCCGTGGTCGAAGGCCTCTTTGACGCCATCCCATTTGGCGGTGAAGAAGGAAACGATGCCGGACCAGCTCTGATAGATCGCATCGACAGTGACGGTGAAGGCGTCCTCGATCACTTTCCATGTCGGGGCAAAAAACGCGACAATGTCGGACCAGTTCCGGTAGACCAGATAGATCGCGCCGGCCAAGGCGATGACGCCCAGCACGACCCAGGTGATGGGATTGGCGAGAAGCGCCACGTTGATCAAACTCAGCACCTTGGCGAACTGCATGAACCCGGTGACGGCGCCGCTGATCCAACCGACGGCATGGCCAACCGCCGCCAGCCCGGCCAAGCCCATCAGGACATAGGCGATCGGCCCGGTGCAGTGCGACAAGGCGCTGGCGAACAGGTTGATGGGGCCGGCCAGATTGTGTTCAGCCACCTTGTGGATCGCGCCTTCAAGCGCGTTGATCGATCCAGAAAGCCCCATGGAAGCTTCCTGCGCCTTCTTCAGAAAATCCGCGCCGTCGCCTTGAGCGCCGAAAATCTTCTCCAGGGACTCGGAGTGGCCGGACTTCTTGATTTCGCCGATCGGCACCTTGAGGGCTTCGCCCATGTCCTTGCCGAAGGCCTGTTCCGCCTGATGCGGGTCGGCGGCGAATTTCTGGGAGATTTGCGAGACGATGTCGGTCACTGACTTGACCCCGCTGCGCGGATCGTTGGGGTCGTTCCACACCTGGATGCCCTGGCCGGCCAGGTGCATCTGGTAACTCTGGTCGCCCAGGTTCTGCAACAGCCCCTCGGTCAATCCTTTCGCTTGCTTGGCCGAGCCGGTGCCCTTGGCGATGATGGCATAGACGGCGGTCAGTTCCTTGGCGGCGCTCTCGCCGGAATGCCCCAGCTTGAGGTAGCTCGACATCAGCAGGTTCGACGAGGTGGCGAAGTTGTCCATGCCGCCATCGATCCCCGCCAACTGCTTACGGGCGGTGGCCAGGAAGTCGAGGAACTCCTCGCCCTTCGTCACCCCCATTTTGGTCTGGAGATTGGCGAACATTTCGCCCAGCTCTTCTCCATGGCCGCCCAGCAACTGGATGGCCGAGGCCATGGTCTGGGCGGACTGCTCAAAAACCTCGGTCGTGCCGCCATTGCCCTTGAACGACTTGAAGGCGTCCATCATCTGGGCGCCGCTGATGCGGGCGGCCTCGGTCGCCGAATTCATCGTCTCCTTCAGCTTGGTGATGGCGTCGTCGGACATGCCCGAATTGATCTGCATGCGGCGGAAGAATTCCTCCTGGGCCGCCACCGCCTTGATCGAGAACCCCTCGGCGACGATGGCGCCCATGCCGGTGAAGGAATTGGCGAATTTCTGGCTGGCGTCGCCGGCCGCCTTGGCGATCTGACCGATGGCGGCAGCAGGAGCCTTCAACGTCTCGGAAATCTGGCGAATGCCCGAGGTGGCTTCGTCGATGACCTTGAAGACCATGCTGAAGGCAAGCTGCTGCGCCATGTTTTGCTCTCTACTCTGTGCCCTGTTGAGCCGCCCAAACTTCGGTGGCCACCTCATGCCACCTCAGCATCTCATCGACGTCCCACTCCTCGACCATCGGGATCGGCGTGTGCAGGATCGCCGCGATCTCGCCGGCTACGCGGCGCCAGTCGTCGGGGAGACACCCATAAAATGGGCGAAAATGCGTCCCAGGACGGAGAAGTCCTCGCCATCCATTTCGTCGAGGAAGGGCGGCGCGATGCCCGACAGGATGGCGATGATCCAGGCCGTCTTCGCGGTATCCGTCAGGCCTTTCATCGCCTTGATCTCTTTGAGCTTCGGACGGCGCAGCGTGACGCTGCCGATCTGCCCGGCCTCGGTGGTCAGCGAGAGACCGAGTTCCCAACTCACAGAGCCGTCCTCGTTGAGCTTGATCCGGTCGCCATATTGCTCTTCGAGCTTGGCAAGAATGCTTTCAGCCATGGTGCTTTCCCTTGTTCAGACTGTGTTTAAGAAAGGGTTTCGTCGGCTTTCTTCGCCGTGAAGGTCACGCCGACCTTGCCGTCCTTGGCTCCCAATTCCTTGCCATCGGCGAACCAGGCATTAGCGAGCGTATAGGTGGCGCCGCTGTCGCACTGGAAGGTAATGGTGACGTCATCCATGGTGCGAAACGCCGCCAAAGACAGGCCGTTGCCGTGGAAGAAACTGGCCTCGACACTGGCTTCGACGATTTCCTCGGTGAAGCCGTAGATCTCGGCGCCCTTCACGATATTGCGCTTGATCCCCACGGCGCCGGACAGCTTGGCGTCGTCGCCCGACTCGTAGAGCTGGCCATCGACAAAGATCCAGGCGCGGCCGGTATGTTTGGTCTTCGCCATCTTCTCAGAACTCCTACAGCAGGAACCGCAGCTGGCCGGCCAGCACGCGCAGGCCGGACACCAGATGGGCGGGAATCAAGGTATCGACGCGGGAGCGGTCGGAGGCGTTGCGCGCCACTTTTTGGTCGGCCTTGAACTGTTCAAGGTCCTCGACCAGCCCGGCATCTTGCAATTCGATGAACCAGGCCACCTGCTCGCCGGCGATGATCTTGGGAGTGACGATCGCCTGACCGGCCGGATAGCTGGTGCCGTCGTCGGCCAGCTTGTGGCGCGGGAACTTCTGCGACATGCGGGTCCGCCAGCTCCAGCGGATATAGGCGATCAGCGCCATCGTCTCGGTGTCGAGATAGCTGGTGTCGGGTAGGCCGCTGGCGTTGACCTCGTAGGTGGTGACCGCGCGCTCGATCATCACCGTGCCGTCGGTGCCGACCTTCTCGGTGCCGATCCCGTCTTGCAGCAGGGTGTTGCGGTCGGTCCAGGTGAAGCGGTCGGCCACCGCCGGCGCCATCACGCCGGGCAGCGTCAGCGTCTGCAACGGTCGGGCCGGGTCGATGGCCAGGTTATAGGCGGCCACCGCCGACCACACCGCCGTGCGCAGATAATTGGGCGTCGGGTAGCTCGATCCGCAGCCGCCCGGCGTCGTCAAATGCGGGCTGTTCAGCGCGTGGCCGAAGCTGGCCAGCGTGCCCACGGAGCCGGAGACCGCCGTATAGGCGTGGGCGTCTTCCTGCAGCAGCGGGCCATAGCGGCGATCCAGCTCGACCGACCAAGCGGCGGTGGTCGCCTGGTCGGACCAGGGCAGCGCGAAGATGTGGTACCAGTCGTCGCCCAGGGCCGCGATGATCGGAGTGGGCAACGGATTGGCGGTGCCCCCCGTCATCGGCGCGATGGTGGCGGTCAGGCCGGCCGGCAGCGCGTCGCCGCTGTAATAGATGCTGCGCAGATCGATGGCGCCGGCATCGACGCCCTTGTGCCGGGCGGTGATATTGACCTTGCCCGCAGTGACCGCATCCACGATGGCGGTCACCGGCAGATCGCCATTGGCGTTGATCGCGGCGGCCATGGCGGTGGCGGTCTGCGCCGCCGTCTGCCCAAGCACGCCGGCCACCTGAACCGGCACGCCGGCAACATAAAGCGGCACCGTGCCGGCGGCGGTGGCGGTGTTGGCATAGGTGACCGATCCGCTGGCGGGCGCGCCGGCAGCGTTGTCCTGAACGCCCATCGCCCAGGTTTCGGTGTAGTTGTTGGCCTTGCGGGAGGCCGTGACCATGGCCGACAGCATCGAGCCCTGACCGAACAGCGCATCGGCCTGCGCCTTGCCGCCAGTGATCTGCACCGGCACCAGGGGCTGGGCGGTGCCGGTCGGCAGCATCTGACCAAAAATCAGCAGCTTGTACCATTGCACCGGCAGGCCACTGCTGGCCTGGCTGTTGTTGATCTCCATATAGGCGCCGGGCACCCGGACGGAGGTCGGGATGCGATCAAAGGAGATCGAAACGGGG